GTGATGCTCGGTCGCATCTGCCAATGTTTGAGGGGGTGGGGGGAGTAAACCGGGCGGGCCTATGCGTATGTGTGCGTTGCTGTGTGCCGATTACAGGCGATTGGAGCGATTGCTTGATGTGATTTCTTGCTAGGAATTTTCTAGCGGCTTATTGCCCCTCGAACTGTTGCACCCCCGATGAGCTGGAGCTAATGGTGAGGCAGGGTTGGTGGGGATTAGGTGATCTGCTGTGATGTCTGCCCTGTTGGTGAAGGGTTGCTTGCAGATATGGCAATGAGTAGCGTTTTCTTTTATTATCCTTGCTGCCGACTTATAGGCGGAGCTGTAAAGCATTCGCTTCTTCTCTTTGCGATAAGGGTTGTCTTCCCTAGCTTTCTCTTTTACCCTGCGACAATCTTGACAGTAGTCCCCCCGGTCTTGATGAAGTTTTTGACATTGCAGGCAGGGTCTAGGAAATCTCATTCAGGTAATACCGATTCGAATAGAAGACGGGGACTTCAATAAAGGATTCTTGTGTTGTGTAGATTGTATCCTTCAAGATGATGCCGGCTTCTTTTATTTGTTCGGCGCTAAAGCTCAGCCCGAAGCTCCAGTCATGATTCACCATCATCAGATAGTTGTTCTCATCCTCAAAGAACTTGAGCTTGCGTGAGGCGATGTGAACTGTCTGGAATGGGAACGCCTGTCCTTTCCAGTTGTGCTTCACCTCAACCTCGATGCCGATAGTTCTTCCGTCTTTCTCGGCGAGTAGGTCAATGCCATACTGATCAGGATTGACCTGAGCCTTATAGCCCTTGTATGTCAACCAGCGTAGGACTTTGTCCTTAGCAGGGTCGTTGGTGTTATAGAGAGTTTGGTCAAATGCTTTCATTTGTCTGTTGAGTAAAACCCTTTCCCATTGAACTTGTAAGAGCGGAAGTTGTAATCCCTAATCATTTCAGAATTGCAATGAGCGCAAATTGGGGTTGGGACTTCTTCTTCTATCCCTGCGTGGATGGTTATGGTCTGGTCACAGCTACCACATTTGTAGTCATAGGTTGGCATTACTGTTTCTTCACCTCACCTGCAAACGGCGTGTTCTTCTCTAGCTCGATAGTCAAGATGCCACAGGTCGAATCATCACCCGATGTTCGGCGATACCAGTCCGAGCCTGCGTCAATAGTCGGACATTGCACCCAGAACTTAGAACCCTGTGAGTCGAACCTCTGTCCGAGTTCTTGCACGATCAGGTGATGGAAGTGTCCAGTCAAAAGGACATCACAAGGTTGAACCCATTGGTTGCCGAAGGTTGAGTTAGACCACCACTTAGTCACGCCTTCAGGTCTTGAGGCTTGATGTCCATGCACTACGCCGATTGTGTTGACTCCGTATTTGAAAGCGAAGCCTTCGTCATGCGGTTGTGGGATTAGGTATTCGACATTCATCCCTAGTTCTTTTGTTACCCTGCGTAGCTGCTGAAGGATGACAATGCCCCAGTCATCGAGTCCCGGCTTGCCGACCTGTTGCCCCTTGAATCGGTTTTGGCAATGGTTTGACGCAACTGATCCGTAGGTGACAGGTGCGTATTTGTGCGCTCGCTTGATTAGGTCAAGCATCAACGAAGTCGCAACATCAACCTGTTGCATTGGAGACAGGTCATTGCTTTCTAGCTGGTTGAAGTGTGCAGCATTAGAGAAGGACTCGATGATGTCACCGATGTCCATAATGAAGATGCGCTCATACTTGCCCGACTTCATTTGTTGCTCGATGCGCTCATAGGACCGCATGACTCTGGCGATGAGTTCTTGTGTTCCGCCTCTTGAGCCTGTCTTGCCAACTTGGAAATCTGAAGGTGCAACTATCAAAGCCTTTTCGGTTGTCTTGATTTCTTTTCTTTTCCCTGCGCCCTTGCGAGCCTCAGACATAAGAAGTGGCAGGTCAATCTCTCGGGTCTTCTTGCGGAAGGTAAAGCGGTAAGACACTAACCAATCGCCACCTTCTCGCTGTTGCCAGCGAGAGGTTCTGATTGGAGGAATGATGTCAATGTCAGTAGGGTCAATGCCTGCACTCTGTAGAAACTCGTCAAAGTTTGCAGGTTGCGATGCGTAACCCGGCGTTGTTGCCTCGCCCTCAAGTCCGTCAAACTCAATGGCAGGTCGGAAGTTCGGTTGCGCTGTAATCTTCGGCGCAGGTTCTAATGATTCAAGCATTACTCATAGCAGGAGCAGAGTTCTCTCCTGTGCCTTCCTATTGCCTCATTTGATAACTGGATGCCTCTTTGTTGCAGGGCAACAGAAAGACCTTTATCAGACCACTTGGATTTGTCTGCAAGTGCTTCGGTCAGGATTTTCTTATCCCCTGCCTCTAAGCCTTCGAGCGTGGCCCTAGTCTTGCATCTGCGTTTGCCTGTTATCGGCTCAAGACCCTCTAGCATTCTTCATCCCCTTCTCTAGTTCGGTCAATGCAAAGTTCTTAGCTGTTGCTGCCGCTTGGTCAATGTCATCCTGAGTCATCGGCTGTCCGAACTTACTCAAGGCTAATTTGGACATCTCAACATGAAGAGCCAACACGCCTAACTCGATGCCTTTGCCAAGCAATAGCTTTGAGTGGTCGTTCACTTGGTCTTGGAACTTCCAAAGCTTGATTAGGTCTTCTGGTTCGTAGTTTTCCATCAGATGCTCAAATCATTCTCATCAGCAATTAGTGACTGCACGATCCGTTGCAGGGTCGAGTTCTGCCAAGTGTGGTCAGCGAGTGCGCCCTCAATGTATTTGGCTAAGTCTTCTCGGATCGAGTCAAGGTCAGAAGACCAAACCAAATTAGGGTCACGCAGTAGCGCAGCCGCTTGTTTGAAATCAGCAGCGGTTCTTAGTTCTCTTCGAGTAGCCATTGCGTCAGCTCTGGGTTCTCTTTGAGGACCATGAGAACCGAGTTCTCCCATAAGGAAATGAAGTGATGCTCCCAGTCCTCATAAGTCTCTTTCTTACCGGGTGTCTCATTCTGGAAAATAAACCGACAGGCGTGAAGTAGCTCATGAAAGACTGTGGCTCTCTTTTTGCTCTCTCCAAGCTCTCGGTCAATGACGATAATGTTTCGGGAGTCTTGTGTGTAACCCGAACTTGAATCGGCGAGTAATGGATCATCTTTGGAGGTAAGTTCAACGATGCGGTATTGCTGGAATCCAATTTTGACAACATTAGGACACCTTGACTTCATTCTGCAATTCCTTTAGGCCGTCTTTTAGGTCTTCGAGATAAATAAACTCACCGATTTGGTTGCCGGTGCTGTTCAAGTCTATGGCTTTCCAAAAGCGTTCGGCTTCTAGCCTTCTGCCTTCTTTTATCCCTGTCTCAAAGGCTGCCATGCAAGCCTTGTGGATTGTCTCTTGGAACTCACTATTTGTCATCTTCCCCTGCTCCCATCTTTAGTAATACGAGTGAAATTAGTAAAACATTGACCCCTGACATTATGGTTATGAACTCAAGCATCGTCTTCCACCTCATCTGCAACCTGTTTGATTGGCTCTAGTGGGACATTGACACCATGCGCTCTCTCATTCTTGAGGTGCTGCTCTAGGCTCTTGATTTTCTCTAGCCTGAATCCTGACCAGCGTTTTAGGTCAGTCTCGACAATCGGTGCTGCGGTGAGTCCGAGTTCGATGAAGCGATCTACAGCCTTTGGCGTGAGCTTTCGGGTCTTGTAGATGATTCCCCTCTTGTCGAACTGCCTAGCGGTTGCTTCGCATTGCGAACACCCCGGCTTAGTCCATAAAACGATTGACATCAAGGCTTGCTCCTGTTCGTAGTGAAATCTCTTTGCGCTCGTCTTTGATGACCTCTAGTGCTTTTTCATATCCCCTGCGTTCAACTTTGGTCATCTTGATTCGGTCAATGTTAATGGAGGTTCGGAAGCTAAGCCATTGCGTTGCGTAGCTTGCGCCCTCTTTCATGCCATGACGGAAAGCCTCGTCAAGTTCGTATTCAAACAAGCGGTCAGCAATCCAATACTTAATGTCTCGCCAAGTGTGTCTCATGCGTTCTCTCCTAGCAATTCTTTAGCGGCCCATCTCAAGACCTCGGCGGTTTCTTTTAGACCCTCATTGTGTTTCTGGTTAGAGAGGTCTTCTAGTGCTTCGATGCAGGCTTCAAATCCCCTGCTGAATTGAGCCATGCCAAAAAGGTCGAGCTTGCGATCTACCTCGTTGCGGAATTGTTCTACTGTCATTTCTTATCTCCCTGTGATGATGTTGACCAATAGGTCAGGTATTGCGTGAAGTGCGATTAGTGCGAGTGTAAACAGGATGAAGAACCTGATGAATTGAAAGGCGGTCATTAGGCAACCTTCTCTACTGCTCTGAGTTCTTTCAAAATTTGTTCTGTGGTCATGCCTAGCTTTGTCATGGCTCGCATGATCCCCTGCTTTTGAACAGAGATGTAGTTGACTGTCATTGGTCCAATGGCTCGCTTCTCCCATTGGTGAAGTGATTGGTATTCGTCAAGTAGCTCTTGCTTGGTCATTAGTTCGCTCCGTATGCAATAACAAAGAAGCGGTTGTTGATGACCTCGATGACTGCGTCAATGTTGTAGCGAGCGATGTAAGTCTCTGCGCCCTTGCGTGTTTCGTAGACCTTGTAGATTGTGTAGTTCTGAGTGTTCATCTGGGTTTCCTTTCTATCTCTTGCCCTGATAGAAACAGGTTAGCCCAGACATGGGGGCAGGGGAAGGGGAAAACCCCTATCGTGACCTAATCGTTATAAATGCCGTTATAGAGGCAAAACCCTGATAATTGCGCCTGTTTCTCGGTCATCGTTATAGAACTTGCGAGCTGCAATCTCGACAACTTGGGAGTCATCGCCCCAAATGAGGCCTGATTGCCCTATGCCGTCTAAGCAGCCCCTGAGGAGCTTATCGGGCGGTCAGAGGTCGGGCGGCACTATTGGCAACGCCCGATCTCTTATCCTCACAGTCTTAGGTCGCTCTAAATAGAAATCCACCTCGACCCGAATAGGACCGAGATGGATGTTCTGGTTGCTGAATGGTTGACAAGCATCTTCTATAGCCGCTCGCCACTTTTTTAGGTTAGCTGATTGAGCCTCGACAATCCTGCCGTTGAATACACGCTTAGACCCTTGAGGGGTCGGCCTGCCGTAAACATGAAGTTCAATCACCTATCTAGTTTAGAACGGAGCGTCTGCCCTAGAGATGGTCGGGTTGTTGATGTTGATTGCTGCGACTTGCTTCGGCGTGTTATCCCTGCCGGTAAAGCTCTCAATCTTGACGGACAGATCACCTGAGACCTCTAGTGTCTCCCCTTCTCTAACCTGCTCTTTAGTCCAGACTGTGACCCAGACATTTATGTCCTTGCCATCTTTCGTCTTTTGTTTTTCTACTCCCTTGAATCCGTATGAAGGAATCAGGCGTGTTACTTCTACTGTTGCTTTTACTCTCATTTTCTTATCTTCCTGTGATCGAGAGAAACGCAATCCTGATGACCACAAGTTCTTTCCCCTGCCATCACTAAGCTTCCGTCTTCTCTTATTGGAGTGACCATATCTTCGGCATAGTTTCCTTGCCAAATCAGACAGTCACCTATCTTTGTTTGTTTCCTTGCCCTGCAAGATTGGCACAAATCCGGGTTCTTGCGAGTCAAGAGTATTTCCCACACTAGGCCACACCGAGGGCATTGCTTCTGCATGGGAAAATCCTAGCCATCTTTTTCCGCCTCCGCTTTGCAACAGGGTAAGCAAAGAGCAATAACTAAACCATGAGTGCATTTGAGGACAGGTCCAAAAACAGCCTCAGACATTTCCTTTAGGTAGTCATCATCCTGTCTTGCTAATCGGTCTTCTTTTGAGTATGCGACTATGTGCTTAGGTTCGAGCCAAGTCACTCTTTCGTCTTTGCGAGCGGCGTGAAGTGCTTTTAGGGCAGTCTCATAAGGCAGGTATCCGATCACCGAATACCAAGCCTGTAGGGTTTCCTGTGAGAGTGTTCGGTTGTCTATTGCTGCGACCTCTCTAAGCAGATCAGCGCATTCAGTCTTGAGCATCAGAGTCCTCCGCCCACTTCTTGATTGCATCCCAGTCGGTTTGCTTCTTCTTGCCCTTGAGTTCTGGTAGCGGTCCATTTTCCCAAGCATCAGCATTTAGCCAAGTTGCTGGATGCTTGATGAATCTAGCTTCTGGCAGATTAGGGTCATGGGCATACCTGATGACCCCGGCAAGTATCTCCTCAAAGCCCGCTCTATTGAGTGCTGACCTGAACGCTTTTAGGGCTGCTCTCCTATCTGATTTTCTCGGATACTCTTTCCAGAAGTTATCAAATAGCTCACTCACATGAGAATTACTTAAGGTTTCTCTTAAGGGTTCTATAAGGGATTGCACGCCAACAGGTGTCACCCCTCCCTCTGCATTTGTCACCCCTGAGCCTGTATTTGTCGCCCCTCGACCTGTATCTGTCACCCCTGCAAGTCTTACGAAGTAGAGATTTGATTTGTAATGATTTCGAGTTGGTGCTTGCTGATAGTGAACTTCAAGCTCACCTATCTGCACTAGGTATTCAATGTCACGCTGGACCGAGCGTTCTGATGCGTTGACCATTCTGCCGATCGTGGCAAGTGAGGGCCATGCGCCTAATTCGCCTTGATGATCTGCAATTGCTAATAGAACAAGTCTGGCTCTGCCGACTGATTTTGATTCACGCCAAACAGCGTTCATGACTTCAATGCTCAATGTAACTCCTATCCTCGGCAATCGCCTAAGATAGGAATTGCCGATGCTCACTCATCGGTCAGGCAGGCCGTCATGGTCTGCCTGTTTTTATTTTACCCTATGCTCACCTTCTGAAAGGCTGCCTTAGCGGTCTTATCTCTCGCTCCGCCTGCCCATCTTCCGGCATTGAAGTAGAGGGTCTGTATTGCTTCTAGTTGCTCTTGTCTGCGCTTGCGCTCTGACAGGTCAACCTTTTCTTCTTCTCTTTCTACCCTGATTGCGTGTTCTCGCATCTTGCGAGCTAGTTCCTCGATGTCCATTCTTATCCTCTCTTAGATCAAGTAACTTGGTGGTTCTGTTTTTACCTTGCCACCATCCTCGGACAATTTATACCAAGTCAAATGCGGTGCGTCAAATACTGGACTAGAAAAGTCTTCCCATGATGCCAATTTGTGACCATACTCTCTGGCCTCGGCTGCCACAATTGCATCCGCCTCCATCGCAAAGTTGTATTCAGGGCAGACAAGCATGAGATTGTCTAGCCTGTCTAAGAGCTTCGACCCCCCGGATTTTCTGTTCTTTCTGTGGTGATGAGTCAGCCCCTCGGTCCTTCCGCAATGCCAGCAATGGTCATCTCGGTTATTTACTATGCGCTTGAGTCTTTCTGGGGTCACAGAATGCCTCCTAAGGGCTTTTCAGGGTCGAAACAGGTAAAGATAGCCAAGAAGGGTCTAATCCCCTCTAATCGCATTCTATGCCCTTACAGCCTAGTTTCCTGCTGTATTAGCTTTGCTTGAGTGGACAGCACGATTGTTGCTGTCTCGATTGCCTTGACCTTAGCCTTTATTCGGTTCATTTCTGCCCTGCGCAAATCCCTAGCCAACCTCAGATCAGCAGACTCTAGTTTGGCGATGGCTTCCCTGTCTCGGACTGTCCCGGCGGCTTTAATGTAAGCCTTCTGTTCGGCTAGGTCCAAATCGTATTCAGCCTCAGCCAGAGCTTTCTCAGCCTCAAACAGCGCAGTAGAACCTTTAGAGTTCTCCGCTATCAGTTCCGCTAGTTGCCTCTGGATTTCCTGTATCACTCAACACCCCTAACAGAAGCTCGATGAGTTCCCTGTTCCAGAACTGAGCTTCACTTTCCTGACCTCGATACCTTGCCACCAGATACGCCTCCTCCAGCTCTTGGAGTTTGGCTCTCTTCAAATCGCTGAGCATAGGCCTTCAACCCTTCTAGGATTTCCTGAGAAGCGTTGTTTGCTTTGGCCTGAGCATAGAGGTCTCGCAGTTCTTCGATTGTGCCAAGACTACCAGCTCGTTCTAGCCAATCCATCCTTGCAACCTTTTCCATTTCTTCCCTGCTTGCAAGTGAGTTGTTTTTGTTCATCGCATACCCGATGACCATTAGCGCTCTACCAATTGCAGAAGTCTCTGCGTTAGGAAGCGCTGCGACATTGTTCGCTCCGCCTGTGCCATCAACCTCAGCAGCGAACCCTGTTCCTTTAGGTAGGTTGTTTGCCTGATCGCCAGCGGTGAGGAAGACATCTGCTCTGACAACCCATTGAGTCTTTCCGTTGCCTAAGTCGTTACTGCCGATGAGAGTTGTCGTAATTCTGCCGTCAGGATAGTCGGTGTGAAACTGTGCCAATCTCTCAGCAACAGTTGCGTATTGTGTTAGGTCAAACCTTGCCATTATTTCTTTCCTTTCTTCACTACTAAGTAGGGTAGTCCTTCTCCTTTTGCCTGCCTCGAAGCTATGCGAACCTTCTGTCCGTCAACTTCCATGTAGGCGTGTTTCGCTCGACCCATTGCATCGAGAACCTGTGATTTGATTAGGCGCAACTCTTCGGCAGCCTCGTCATACTTTGCTTGTGCGTTTGACAGGTAGTGCAGCGAGTCAATCTCGACCTCAGTCTCGTCAATCATCGGGTGCTGATATCTCACAGCCTCATAAGTTGACTCCGAGCCATCCCACTCAGGTCGCTGGTCAGCGAACATACAAGCCTGAAAGTCGATCGCCTTCTGTCGAGCGATGTCAATCTCAAAATCATCACGCTCAATCCAGTAATCGTGCCAAGTCATTCCTGCGACTGCTACCAAAGCAGCTTTCTGTAGTCCGAGAATGTCTAGGTAGTGCTGCACCTGAGCGTAATAACCAGCAGGCAACTCCTCCCAAGTCTGTCTGCCTGTCTTGACCTCGATGACAATCCACTCGCCTGTCTCTTTGTGTCGAGCGAGAGCGTCGGGGTTGGCGTGGCGAAATGGGATTAGGGCATCTTGATATGTGCCAGTTAGGAAGACCTCATACTCAGGATGCTCCTCTGACCAGAGCTGAAGGATTGGCAACTCGAAAGCCTTGCCGAATCTGATTGCCCAGTTCTCTTGAATCTGTGAGGGTATCTTGCCTGTCTTCTTTGCCCATAGTGCGTAAGCAGACTCAAAGGGGTTTAGTCCCATGATGGTTGAAATCTCTGATCCGCCGATTGAGTCCTTGCGAGCGTTGTGCCACTCGTCAGAACCAGCTTCAAAGACTCCGAGTAGGTTTGCGTTGTTGAACTTCTCAGGTGCGTGTGTTTTGAACATGAGGTTATTTTCTACCCTGCCTCTGACATTTATTCCGTAGGCTATCGGCATGGGACACTTCGACCAAAAGCATTACCGCTTGCTAAAGGCTATTCACGCCGCTGGCGGTGTTCCCTGTGAGGATTTCCCTGAGTTGTTCTTTCCCGATGAGATTCGAGACGAGACTCGACGGAGGCTGTCTATTGTGATCGCTAAGAAGCTCTGCGACACCTGCCCTGTCAAGGCTGAGTGCTTTAGGTATGCCGTTGAGTCAGGTCAGAAGTATGGGATTTGGGCAGCGACTTTGCCCTCTGAGCGTTAGTCCTTCTTGAATGCCACAGAGGTCAGGATTGAGAGCAAGCCTGCGCCTAGCGACACCGATGCAAGTCCAGCCCAGTCAATAGTGAACAGCCCTACCGAACCCGAACCGAGAAACGCAATCGCTGTCTGAGCAACTGTCTTGACAGCTCGCTCGCCTGCGTAGTTAATAAAGTCTGCACTAAATATCTTCATCATGTGCCTTTCTAGTTTTGACATCTTCGTATGTAGCAAAAGCAGTATAAGCGGTGAGGATGATAGAAATCAAAGCGACACCGCCAATGATTAGCTCTCGGCTAACTGAGGAATCTGATGCGTAAGTTATTGCCCCAAACAGGATCATGAACGCAGACAGGGTAAAAGATAAATAAATTAGCCTTCTGCGGTGCTTCCAGCTAGGCATCGAGTCTCTCGTCAATGAAGGACTCAGGGTCAAAGACAACCCCGAAGAATACTGAGTTGGCCTTTGGACCGATGGTGAGGTGTAAGTGTGCGCCTCTTGATGCAGACCCGGTGTTCCCGACCTTGCCGACAGTTTGAGACTTCTTTATCTTTGTCCCTGCTTTCAACTTTGGTTCTTCCTGTAGGTGGCAGTAACCAACGAACACAGCTCGCTTGCCAATCGAATCCCAGACCGATTGAACCAACACCCAACCCAGAACCCTCGACCACTTGACCAGTTGAACTGTGCCATCCGCCACCGCAGGGATGCGAGTTCCCTCTTTCGGTGCGTAGTCAAGACCTCGGTGCGCCGTGAGCCTGCGCTCTCTAGTGCCAAACCGTGAGGTTATGAGCTTCTTAGAGAAGGGATGTCTCATCTGATGATTGCCCAGATTGCGGCGATGAAGCCTGTAATGCCTGATCCGAGTGCCGTAAAGACCAGCTTTTCAATCCATTCCATGCGAGCGAGTTTCTGCTCTACTCGATTCATGCGGGCAGGTAAGTCTTTGAGGTTTTTGATATCGGCAACGATTTCGATTTGAACAGCTTGCACTTCGACAAGCTTCTCATAGATGTCTCGTTGCGTTATGCGAACGCCGTTTGTTTCCTCAGCCATTTGTTACTCCTGAATCGGTGCAGCGATTCTGCCATCTTCTGTCAGGTAAGCCTGTGGGTCAATAGACTGAGCGAACTCAAGAGCTTCTTCTTGTGTGATTTCTCTGTAGTTCCAAGCAGATAATCCATCGGTTGCGAACTCGCCTGTGATATAACCAAGAATGTCAGAACCAAGTTGCACTTCGCCATTTGTCCATGAACCCTCGGCATTGCCGCCAAGATTGTAAATTGTGCTTTCTGGACCTGTAATGTTTGCTGTATCCGTTAGGTCTAAATTCCAAAGAGCGTATTTCATAGACCTAATTCCTTTTTACTTTCTTGAACTTCTGCAACGAACTCATCAAGAATACCAGCTTGTTGCATTGACTCAATGTGTGCAGGATTGACGGACACTCCACCAATTAGCATGGCCTTTGCGTTGGCAGTTAAACGAGCTTTCCAGTAATCAGGCTGTGCGGCTTCTATTTCTTCTCTAGTGAATTTGTGTTCAAAGCTTTCATAAATACTTTCCAGATCAGAGATTTCTCTGGCGGCCCCAATCATTACTGTCTTTGTTGCCTGCAAGCCCAACTCAAGTTTTTGAGCCTTGAGATTACTAATGTCATCACCCCTAGCTTTGAGTTTTGCAATCTTCGCTTCTTGAATTTTGATGTCTATTTCCGCAGATCGGTATTTGTAAATCATGTCCTGAAGCTCAACGCAAGTTTGGTAATACTGCATCTCTGGAGTTGGATGTTGCCCTAAAACAAATTTTTCTAATTGAAATCGAGAGCGTGGTTGCTGGACCTCAGCTATCGCCTTTTCTATCTCATCAAACATTAGAGAGTTCCTGAATCTGCCATTCCTGCTGGACCTTCAACGGCTGCTGAAAGGCTGGTAGTTGTAGTTCTAGTGTCTGCTGGAAAAGCGTATTTGTAAACTGTGTCAACTTTGCTTCCTGATACATTTCCTCCACCAACATAACCAGCAGTTCCAGAATTAGCCATAGCTGCCGCATATGCTGTGTCATTTCCTAATCCTGTGGTTGTGCTTTGAGTGTCTGAAGGAAAAGCAAATTTATCCACAGTAGAAACTGCACTACTAACAATTCCACCAGCTATATAACCAGCGACACCAGAATCTGCCATTCCAGCAGCCGCTTGTCTAGCTTGTGATAAACCAGTTCCTAAAGTTGTTCGTGAATCATCTGAAAAAGCAAATTTATCCACAGTAGAAACATTGTTTCCGCTAGAAAGACCACCTGCAAAATAACCAGCTACGCCAGAGTTTGCCATAGCTGCTGTTGATAATCGGGATGCCGAAAGTCCTGTGGCCAATGTTGTAAAAGTGTCTGATGAAAAAGCCAATTTGTAAACTGTCGTGACACCTTGATTACCGCCACCGAAATAAGCGGCAGTTCCTGAATTTGCCATTCCTGAAATGTAGTCTCTAGTGGCAGGAAGTCCGGGGCTTAGTTCGCTTCTAGTGTCAGATGGAAAAGTAAACTTATCAACAACCGCAGACCTACCAGTAGAGGCACTACCACCAGCAAAATAACCTGCGACACCAGAATTGGCCGCTCCTGCTAGAACATATCTTGCGACTGATAATCCAGTTCCTAAAGTTGTTTTTGTATCGGCAGGAAAAGCAAATTTGTCTACATTCGTAACTCTTGTGTTGCTAGAATCATAACCACCACCAAAGTAGCCAAATTTAGCTACCCCACCTGCTCCTGCTCCTGCAACAGCAAGAACGCCCAATGGAATTGGTGTCATTATGCAGTTATCTTTCCAACTACTCGGTATGTATTAGCTGCAACCTTTTGAACAGTTGCGGCGTTGTAAGTCTGGTCAATCTTGAAGGTGACTGCTGTTCCTGCTGTTCCTGCGCCTGCCCAGTCGGTCACGCCTGTTCCTGCGGCTATGGTTACTGTTCCGCCATCATTCCGCCAAATGTCAATGCGATCATAGATGTCAAACACATCGTCAATGGTGATGGTGACAGTTCCGCTGCTGACATAAATTACTCCATTAGCAAGAGAGGCAGTTGCGGTCATGGAGGTTGTGACAGAAGTTCCCTCTGTAACAACATCTTTGGCGAAGACAGTTCCAGCGGTAACAGGCCAGACCTGCTCCCAGTAAGTAGTGAATACCTCAATCTTGTTGGTGTCAGTTAGGTAGGACACCATGCCTTCGGTCGCTGTGCCGATGGCTGAGCCTCTTGCGGCTGATCCTGCAAAGACCATGACTGCTTGGTCTTGTAGGTAATCCTGAACATTCGCAGCGGTTAGAACCTCACCTGCGGTAAATACTTTGCGGCCTAAACCTGCCATGTTTCTCCTATTAGAAGGCTAATGCGTTGCCTGCGTCTAGCTTACCAAACTGAGCGTCATCCAAGACTAATAGCGCAAAGTCAAGGGTCGAGAAGCCCAAAGACATAATGTGGTTGTCTAAGTCAATCGAGTTGTCAATGCGGATGATTTCAGCGTATTTGGAAATAGCCGGGGCAATGCCATTTGGGGTGAATTTGATTTCGACAACATCGCCAATTTCAAGACCTAGTAAGTCTGTCTGCTCGGAGTCGCTTAGCTCGTCAAGCAAAACATCAACCGACTCAAAGCGATACTCAGGCTGAGCATATTTGTTTGCGTAAAACTCAGCTAGGTCAGCAAGGTCAGCGTCATCATTGACCAATAGCCCAGTCCGAGTCAGGTTGAAGATTCCGTAAGATTCGATTGAGTCATTGTCCAAAGCGACAACCTCGGTATCAGTTATCTCAGATGAAACCACAACCTCGTTAGCAAGAAGCTCTGATCCGTATTGAACCCTAATTGACTGGTATTTGATGCCTGTGTTGTCATCAGCTAAAGTCACGCCATTAGAGCTAGGTGCAGCAATGCGGTCTCGAAATACAACATCTCCAGCTTTACCGATGAAGAACGCTCCGGGTTCGCTTTGCTCAACAAGTCGGAGATAAGTCAAGGCATTTGTGTTGTCGGGAATTGTGTCAGCCCCTAATGTCATCTGCCCTGTGTCAATACTTGTCTGAGATAGAGGCCAGTTGATTTCAGGCAAAGAAAGAATTGTTGAAATTCTCTCACCTGACTTCTGGACTGAGTTTGTCCTAGTTGCGATTGTCTGTGTAGCAAATGATGAAGTTGCATCCGAGCAAGCTGCTGCTGCAACTGAATCTCCGTTTGGCTCGTAGGAAAGATTCCAATCATCCACAAGACCAAAGAAGCTGACTATCCCACCTGATGAAATCCGGACCTGACGCTTAGGGATAATCTGCCCTGCGTATGGCGAGAGGGTGTATTCAGGGTCAAAGGTTCGGTCATTGTTATTGAAGACTATGTTTGCTAACCCTGAATCGAACTGGTCTAGCTGACGGTTCTTGCCTCGCTGGATAGCGATGGATTGGACAAGATTAGTCACATCATAGAAAAGCGTTCCACCAAGTAGAAACTCTGTATTATCTAGGACACCTTCGATTGGATCGTCAAGACGGAAAAACGGACCTGTTCCGCTTTCAGTCAGGTCAAAACCAATCTCTACCTTCTGGACTGGCTGGCTCAATTTGTCGGACTCACTAGAACTTGACCACCTGCCGAAACATACTTGGTAATGGTGTTACCCAAAGTCTTTCCGACCATCGCAACGGATTGAGTTGAGTCGGTCTTGACATTTATGTTGATGATTGTGCCAACCGCACCTGCGCCCTGTGACCTAAGCATTTCGGCCTGACTTCTAAACAGGTTTCTGCTTTCTAATGCGCTCATTGCGGCCGATGTTTCACCTCGAATTGCTGCTTCGTTAGCAAACCTTGTTGCTGCTTCAATTCTTTCAGTCAGGTAAGCAAGAACCTTGTCAACATCTGAGAATGCGTCAATCAGGATTCCTGTTGCATCGTTGATCAGCTCGGCAGCAGCAGTAGCCCCAGCAGGGATGTCAACGAATGGTCTAGGTGTTGGAGTTGTTGTTCCGCCTCCTCCGCCACCGCCTCCTCCGCCCGTCGAGGGAGCAGGGGCAGCAGGAGCAGGGATGTTGATTGGTGGCAGGGAAACACTAGGCGAACCTTGAATACCCTTGAGGAGATTATTAAACCTGTTTAGCTCACCTGCTGATTCTCTAATCTGAGTCTTGATGCGGTCAAGATTCATGTTATTGAATCGGTTTAGCTCTCCAACTGTTGTGCGAATTGCGTATTCGGTGCGAGCTAACTCTGCCCTGACTCTGGCAACGCCCTCTTCGGCTAGTTGTCTGTTTGCGGCAGTTGAGTTCTTTAGGGCAAATTCATACTGTCCTAAGAGTCTTCTCAGACTCTCAACCTGAACAGCATTCTGAGCCTGCGCTCTTGTCATGCCTTCGGTGTTGACTCTTGATCCGTAAACCTGCTGTGAGTAGTCAGCCAAACTTGAGGTCAGAAGAACTGCGCCTGTGACCATAGCTGCAAACGGAATCAGTCTTAGAGCTGCGCTGAAGGCTGTTGTTGTAGCGGTTGCGGTTACGACCTGCTTCTGTAGCAACACCATCGCTGCCTGAAATAGCCCGGTTGCAATTGTGACGGCTTTGTAGGTTACGACTAAAGCAGCGATTACTGAGGTGAATAGAACTATCGCATCTTTGTTCTGCACCACCCAACCGATGAAATCAATGAGTGCTTTGATGCTGTCAATGATTGCGATGGTCAAATCTCTTAGGGTTTGTGTTCCCTCTGGTGAGGCAAGCCAGCGAGTGAAGTCTTGAATTGCAGGCAAGACCTCGGTGCGGAAGATTTCTGCAATCTCAGCAGCAGCCGGGGCAAGTGCCGCCTCTAGCTCTGGAGTGATTTTGATTATCTCGTTTGAGAACTCTTGGAAGACTGGCAGAAGGGCAGCACCGACAGCCTCAGAGATGTTGTCAAAAGCAAGCTTCATCTTGTCTGATGCTTTAGCTGTAGCCTCAGCAGTTCCGCCCACCTGTTGCTCTATAGCGGAGAGAATCATGTCTTGAGCTTTTAGGACCTCGCCTGATTCGACAAGGGCCTTTATCTTTTCTCTTTCGACCTCTGTGAATGTCACGCCCGACCTAGTTAGGGCTGTAAGGCCCTTGATAGGGTCTTGCAGGGCTTTTCCGAGCTGAGTTGCGTTAGTCTCTGCCGAGCCAAATCCAGCGGCTGCTAGGTCGATTGCAGCCATCGTTGCCCGGTCAAACGCTCCACCTGTTTCGTCTGCGCTCTGAGCTAGGTTCTTGAAGGTTAGGAGTTTGGCCTGAGCTTGCTTGATGACCTCAGCGTCAACCGCTAGGGATAGTTCATTAGCCTCGGCGAACTCAATGATTCTCTGAGTGACCGCAGATGTCTGGGATCCAAACAGGTTCATTGACTTGGCAACCTGCTCAAGTCGGTTGTTTGCCTGTGCGACATTCTCGGCAGCGGCGATTGAGTCCGAGCCGAACTTGATTAGTGCTGTGGCAGCGGCAGCGGTAGCAGCGGTGACGGCAGCAAACGCAACCCCGACACCTTTGCCGAACTTGCTAAATTCGTTGAGGGCAGACTTTACACCCTTGTCATCCCAGACAGATTTGAGGACTACATTTACTGCCATTAGTCAAACTTCCTGTTCGCAATCCGATAATAATTCTGAATGATGCTGTCAATTCTTTTCTCAAAGTCAGGCAAGTCTTTCTCAACAGCAGGCCAAGCGATGCGAGATGCCCTTCGCTTGATGATGCCTGATGCCCCATTCAATTTAGCAATGAATGCTCTTCCTGCCTCGGCTGGGGTTCTGCGAGCGTAGGCAACCAAGTCACCCGAAGCGGTGCGTCTTATGACCGGTGTTACTCCGCTGTTTCTTTTACCTTTACCAATGCTTCTGCCAGACCTTCCAGCCATGTCCATAATGTTGACAGCGGCAGAGTTTAGGCGAACGCTGACGAGCGTAGTGTTTAGGCTCTTGCCACCTGCTTGAGTTCTAAATCTGACAGTTGTCGAGTCAGGTGCTTTTGATCCGTTATTCCATGAGGTCGCCCCATAGTGATTAATCATTCCGCTCAGCGGTTGGACATCACGAATGGCACTCTTGATTGGCTTCTCAGCTTCCTTGCCCACAGTCTTGATTTCCTTGACAAATTGCGCTCTTAGCCCCGGCTCAATCTCTCGCAGGTTCTTCTGCAGGGTGCGGATGTCCTTGACCGAATAGCTGGCCTTTTGTGTGCCAAGTATGGGGATTTGAAACTCTAAGCGCATTGGACCACCTTTAGCCTCAATTCTACCTTGTTACCAAACTGTTATCTTTTGACCCTGCCTGAATCCTTGACAATGCCCTAGCCTTGACCTAGCTCAAAGAAAGGAAAAAGAATGAGCGCAATGAAGGAATTACTAGCCGAGAACATCGAGTCAGTTCTAGCCGAGACAACTATGAAAATGAATGACGATGAGGTGAACATTGACTTTGAAATTATGGACACTCTCGCTTACTTGCTAGACGGAGACAACCAGTCCTTGCATGACAAAGAGCATGAGTATTTCACCACCCTCCACATTGACACCGCAGACTTCTTGACTGACTGGCTTCATGCCATGACTGCTGCTATTGCCATCTTTACAGGTCAAGCAACAACTGAGGATGGTCTAGTTGGCAACAGCTTTGACTGGATGGCTTATCACTTCAACAACAGCCCTCGCCGAACTGTCAGGGCAATGCAAGAGATGGGTCTCAATGATCGTGCGGTGCAGGGAATTATCTATCTACTAACTGGCAGGTTGCTAGAGGCTAATGAGGCTTTGAACATTGTCAGGTTCGAATACATGAAGAACGCCAATCACCCGACTGTAATGTCTAGGGTTGTCTCCTAGCTAAAAGCAAAGCCCCTCCCGATTGGGAGGGGTTTCGCTATTTCTTGCTAAGTTCTTGCGCTCGCCAGATTAGGAAGCGGCCCATTGTCCAAAGCATTCTCTCGTCAAGTTTTAGCAACTCAAGTGGACTTATTTTGAACTCATAGGCAATGTTGACCAAATACCAATGAGCGGAGCTATCTCCAAGTCCTTCTATGCTTTTGGGTCAACTGCTCCGATTGAAGCAACTGTTTCAACCCAAGCGTCAAAGCCTTGAGTTGTTTGCTTCTCTCTGGTTAGAGCTGACCAAGCAAGCCAGAGCAGGTGGGTTACTTTACCTTCCTGCCCTAGCTTCGCAATGCTGATGTTGTGTTCGGATTCAAACTTCACCATGTCAGCCATGATGACCTTGACATCCTTTTTGGTCTCGTCATTGAACTCGACCTGCAACTGCATTCTCATCTTGGTTTCCTTTCTTATTTAGTTATTTAGCTTGTTGCTCGGTTGACTGCACCTGTGATGGTCCAAGTCAGGTTCTGAACAGCCAAGTCACCTACTGCGCCCGATACAGGGGCAATGTTGTCAACTAGAACTGTGAACTCATACTCAGGGGTAGAAGTTCCGGTTGGAGTTCCAGCAGGGTTGATGGTGACTGTTGCGATGGTGTTGAACAGGTTATAAAGAACGCTGTCCAAAGCCGTTGAAGCGTAGTCGTTGTGCATTGACAGGGTTACTGATCCAGACTTGAGTCCACCCTTGTATTCACGCCAGCCTGAGCTGCCGAATGAAGTGGTCTCAATAGCGTCTGCAGTCGTAGTCAGTTCAACAGAGTTAACATTCTGCGAGATTGCAGTTCCGTTGAGCTGGACAACAACATCCGTCAGGATTTGCTTTGCCATTTATTTCTCCTATGTGTTAGCTAGCTAAAACACGAACATTGAACTCGGCTGCCAGATAAGTAACATCTGAAATCAAGACCGAACCATAGTTCGTCATTTCGGTCACTATGCAGTCAAAGGCCTTTCCGCCTAGTGTCCGATTCGATTCTACCGCAAGCGAAACAGATGACTCTCCGGTGCTTGAGCAGTAGGCATCGAGATTTCTTTGAGCAGTTCTTTCATCTACCCTGCCAACAACTACCTGAACGGCGAAGTTGTATTCAGTCATCCCACGCTGAAAGTCTTGGTGGTATTGCACTCTTGCAAGTTGAACGATTGCGATTGGAGGTGATGGGTTGTCGGGGATGGTTGCGGAAACCCTTAGCCCCGGAATGGTTGCTAGGTTCGTAGCAAGTGCATCACGCAGCTCTGTGATTGAGGCCACTATGCCATCCTGATCTTGCGATAAGGGTCAACTAGGTGCTGGACATCGGGGTCAAGTCTGAAGCCGACACGCATCGAGCCAAGCTCGCCAGAGATGATTCCAAGTGGCGAGTCAAGTCGCTTAAAGATTCTTGAGGCAAGGATGACAGTTGCCTGTGTGATTGCGATTGGGACTGAGGTCCAACCCCAAGTGCCTGTCACCTCGACTGTTGCCTCACCCTGTCGGTATGGGAACAGGTAATCCTCGATTGCTCTGATTTGATAGTAAGAAGTAACCAGTCCACCTGCTCGACCATTGAGAGGCTCTGCCTGCCAGTCAGTTGCAGCCCAAGTGGTGTCAAAGGTCTCGCCATCTTCTGAGGTCTTGACTGAAGTCAGGGTAATAAAGTCTTCGGTCTCGCAGACATAGTTGTCAACAGGGGCAAAGACTTTGGTTGCTGTGCCAGCGTTGTAGAAATAGCGTTCGGTGTAAGAGTCAATCTGGCGAGATGCTGATTCGATTGCCATCTCTAGCAATGGGTCATCTATGCCGTCAGCGATGCCAAGTGCTGCCTTGAGCTGTAAGAGTGTTGAATATCCATTGGTAATCGCCATGATTCCTCCAGCCTCTATTCTACCGACATTGTTCTGACCATCTCCGAAATCATTGGCGCTCGGAAGTATCGGGAATTGCGCCAAAGCAAGCTGTTGAGATAGGTGTATTTGGTCGAGAGCCTGCGGTCAATCATGTTCGTTATGGTTGGCATGACCTCGATGTCATCCCTGCCTAGTCGGTTGGCGATCATCTTGACAAGTTCGTATTTTGATACCCAGTCTGCTGGGACTAGGTGCTGAGTGCCTGCTAGGAAATACTCTTTTTTTATTATCCCTGCGACCACCCTTGCAAACGCCTCGGTTGTCACTCCATTCCAGTAGTGATTGACAAAGCCGTTGATGACAGCGTTCTCTGGTTGGTTCTTGACCCAATCGAATAGCGAGCCTTTTCCGTTTGCTCCAATAATCGAGCAGCGCAGATTGAGCCAGTTCGCCGCTATAACCTCGCCACGCTTCTTGCTAAGTCCGTAAGAATCAGTTGCATCTCTAGGTGAGTCTTCGTTGTAGTGACCAAGCTCACCATTGAACACGCAGTCTGTTGCGATCTGAATGAAGTAGAGGTCTTTGCGAGTTGCCAACAGGTTAGGAAAATCTCCATTTATCTTTTCTAGAGTTTCGACTGTCGGCTTCTTCTGTGGAATTGCGCCAATGCAGTTGATGACAACATCGCCCTCGGTCAGCATGAATTGGTCAATCGAGTCAGGCGCTTCATACTCCGAGCGAGAAGGTGCAATCAGGTCAAAAGAAGAAAGCTCTTTGACCATTGCCGAACCGAGCATTCCCTCAGCTCCTAAGACTAAAACTTTCATCTCAACGACTTTGCCAGTTGTCTAATCTGCTCATTGCCCTCAGCCCTTTCATCAGCTCCAATGCTTGCGCCCGAAAGTGTCACCCTGTCATAACCTCGGTCATAGACAATGCGTATCTCAGAGGTCGTGTAAGGCTTTACTAGACCAGTTTTTCTCATCAGTATCGCCAGACCCCAGTCGGCAAATCTTATGCCCTCAGGGAAGCCTCCAGAGGCTTGCCAGAGTGCTTTGGTCATGGGGTTAGCACCGCCTAAGTCAAAAGCAAAATTAAGCTCTTCTGGTCTCCAGACTGTCTGTTGAACATGGTCTGAGCCTTTGCTTCTGATCGCATCGCATACTAGGTTGCTCCCCTGAGCCTCGGCAGCAGGAATTGAGTTGAGACCTCTAGGCAGGAAGTAATCGTCAACATTGCAGATTGCTATCCACTTACCTGAGCAGAGTTCTATTGCTCGATTCCAAAACTCAGCATAGGTTTTCAGGTTTTCTTTTATTACCCTGACTCGATGCCAGTCGGTGACGCTTGCGACAACCGCCGGGTAGTTTTTGTCATCGGTGACGATGATTATCTCGAAAGGCTGAGTCTCTAGCGAGTTCACGCCTGCCCACCATTGAGGCAGGAATTGAGAATAACCATCACCCCAAACTGCTAGGGGCAGAGAAATTAGACCAGCGTCTTGAGGTATGGCAGCCAATAGTGATTCCAAACTTTCACATTGTCGAATTGCTGAGCGAACTTGCGTGAGGTCTCTGAATACCGACCCTCTGACTTTGATACCTCATAAGCCTTCTCTAGCTGTTGAGCGATTGAAGCGATTGACGGAATCTTCCACCAAGCAATCTGTGCCTCGTCCCAGAACAGTTGCCCAGACACTTTGAATCCATCTTCGGCAACTAAATCTCTTGGTCCAGTCCAGTCTGAGCCGATGACTCTTGTCCCACAGGCTTGAGCTTCGATGATTGGAATCTCAAATCCTCCACCGAGAGAAACTTGAAGAGCAACATCGGCGGTTGAATAGAAGCCAGCCAAGTCCTTCGGCTCAACGCCCAAGCGGTAGTCAATCGGGTCAGGGAAGATGACCGAACTCATGTCAAGCCCACAGGCCTCCGCCAATCTGGGAAGGTGGAAGCCTCCATAAATTCCCTTTGGTTCGGTGTGAATGTAAAGATAAGCATTCGGGTGAGTCTGTCGGAACATCGCAAACCCCATCAGAGCCTCAGCGAAAGCCTTGCGGTGGATGGACTTGTTTGCTTTGTTAGCGGCATTCATTACTACTAGGAAGTCATCTTCCTTTAGTCCTAGAAACTCTCTTGCATTCTGTTTGCCAATCTTCTCGGTTGGCTTGAAGGTGTTGACAGTATCTACCGAGTGCGGAATGTAGATTCCCTCAATGCCGACATCATTGAGTTGCTCCATGCCAAAAGGTGACATGGCGATTGGTTGAACATTGTCTTTCTCTAGCCATCGCTTTACAGCAGGTGGCATTGAGATGTGATCGAGTGGTGTCCAGCTAATAATCTTTGGAAATTCCTCGGTAGGCCACATCTCAGGTTTCAGCACCCAGACATCGCAAAGGGTCAGAATGTAATCGTTCCAATCCTTCTTTGCCATCTGCATCTTGTGTGCGACCGCAAGTGCATCTTGCGACATCGGCTCATAGCCTCTGGCATAGTGTGGGATTTCTCCGTATGGCGTTTTGTGTGTGGAGTTGTTGCCCTCTAGTCCGTAGTTCGAGACATGCCCGACATTGACTCTATGCTTTGCGAGATTGTCAACCAGTTGTCCAATCTGCATTCCGTAGCCTGTCGGTTGGTATGGCGAATTGGAGAAGGTTGTGATGGTTAGGTCTAACTGCTCTGCTTTCATGATTTCCTTTCTGCCCCCAGAATAGCAAAATCCCCCGACTTTATGTCAGGGGACTTGCCTAGATTTCTAAGGATGACTATGCAGCCGAACCCTTGTAAATCTTGAAGTGAGC